GGCTGCACGAGCCTGCTCTTGGTTCCGGTTTATCCGTTATGGGGTTAACGATAGACCGGTGACTATATCTGCGATGACCGGTTTGTATCCAAACAAGTTTGCGGACGCCGTAGGAGGAATGTCAAAGGAGACGAGGCAGCTACCTCAGATAGCAGCAGGTCCAATGAAATTGTTAGCTAAGGCCCAGCAGCTTATGTATGATAAGATAGGAATTCATGAATTTGAGACAGAACCAAGTATAATTACTATGAAAGACTTGGACGGACTTTACCTGGGATCATCAGGGGGATTAGAGCCACCGGAAGTTAGAAATATTCGGCTCAACTCAGGAGAAAGTATCCGTGTCTCATCAAATGGATTGAAGATTACTAAGCTAGAAAGTGATCTGGAGAATGTTATTCAGCTAATAGAAAAAGATATTGAATTTATGGTTAGCTATTCCAATACACCTAAGGATGAAAACTTTCACTATGGTGGAGAGAAGCAAGCAGATGATGCGGCTTGGGAGAAAGCTCAGAGCAAAGTTCGTATCTTTACAGTTCCGAATAGTCCTTTCCTAATTGCAAATCGTTTAGTAGTGAAGATACGTCATCTAAAGGAAAGAGGCCATATTTGTATTGGTCATAAATGGCCGAAAGGAGGTATGGATAGGTTAGCAAAACTTCTAGGAATAGATTTATCCAATTGTTGGAAATTTATAATAGTAGAAGGTGACATTGAAAAACTCGACCAGTCTATATGGGCCATTTTTGTAATGATCTATTATTCTTTTGGCCTAATTCATGAGCGATCAGACTCATTTTCATATTTAATTAAAAAGAAAATTCTCCTATTCATCTTGAAGAATGTTTGTACTAGACTTACTAGAGTTTTTGCTGAATTATGGGAAATCTTATTCGGCAAGGTTCCTTCTGGAGTTCTTGATACATCTCACATGGATTCTTACATTAAGCTTCTTTGGTTTTTTATGTTCTGCGTATGGGTTATTGACCAGGCAGACAGGAAGCTTCGCCGTGATTTGTCAAACTATGTTGTCCGATTAATAGCTATGATAGTTTACGGTGATGATTTTCTCTATAACAAAGGAGATGAAGTATGGGCTACTTATTTTTGTGGTAAGGCATACAAAGAGTGGTTAATGAAATTCCTTCAGGTTAATTTGAGAGATCTCTATGATGGAATTTCTTTCTGTTCTAAAGAGCATAATGGATATTTGACCCACAAAGGCTCTTCATTCCTGAAAATGTATTCAGTTCTTAATCCGTATAAGACAGATACTAATCAACAATGCAATTTTCTCCCTTATCGTGAAACAAAAGAGTATGTTATGCGATGTTTTAGTGGTCGTGAACCTAAGACTCGTGATATCTTGGATATGCTCTTGTCCTGTATGGCTCATGGTTATGGTACATATGCATCGAACCCAAATGCGTATTGTTTCCTCAAGAATTTTTATAAAGCTCTGATCTATGAAAATGGTCTTCTTGAGATGTCAGCTATTGACGATGTTGTTTCACGTTTGAGTGCGAGAGATCTTAAGCAGTACCGAATGCTGGGAATGGATTTAGACGATATTAAGTCGGGATTTCCAGAATTGACAACTTTAGTTAATAAGAATGTGTGGGATGAAGAGTATCATCAAATTACTTCGTACGAAATTAATACTAATGCCAGTGCAGACTGGAATTATGATGTTGTGTAATCCGGGTTTGTTCCCCGGTATATAAAGTGATAAACAAAAAATTGAAAAGTGAGAGAGGAGTAGGGAGGGATAGCGCCCGTAGGGCGAGCCTTCCTGAGACATCTTACGACTTAGG